AGCCATTTCAAACCTTCTTCTTTTGTCAATACCTGATCGCCTTTTTTATAGATCAGTTCCCCTGTTTCATCCAGATCAACAGTCTGGTCTGCTATAAGTGATTTTATCAGATATTGAGCTCCATAAAATTCATCATTGAGATTTGTCAATTTAGACTCAATTGTTTTGTTTCTATTCTGAGTCTGTAATTTTTCTCTCTCTGATTTTTCTGTGGCCAGTTCTTTTTGAGTCTTCTCGAAATCTGATTTCAATCTATTTAATGATTTCGTAACATCAGCAAGTTCCGTTGATGTCTGAACTCCAGTGCCCTCAACAGTCTGTTTTATGGTTCCGATAAAATCATCGAGTTCTGATTCCCCATCCCAACCCAGTTTCTCAAACCCTATTTTAAATCGTCTGAAACCCTGGGCCTCAGCGTTGGCTTTACGCCTTTCCTCGATGCCTCTTGTCTTCTCTGCCGTTACCTGCTGAGTATGAAACTCAACTAAATCTCTACCATTTTCAAGCGCTTCCAGCGCTTTTAAAAATTCCTCATGTATCACAATAAACCTCCATGCAGGGTTAATAGCCTATCCAAGTAGGCCTCATATATATTAATAATAATATTAACAACTTATTAATATTATTCAAACTCTGATTTATGTTTTTCGATAAAGTCTGACAGCTGTTTTTTTGTTCGTACTCCCGACTGTTTTGCCATAGATGACAGTATTGCAAGTCCTTGTTTCCTGGCCTTATCTTTTGCATCAGTACCAATATTACAAACTCCAGCATCCCCAAATTTAAATCCCTTTTGGCCATTTAAAGTACATGATTTAATTGGCATCTGTTTCAGCCCCATTCTGTTCAGCAATAATATTTTTTGGAACTTTGGAATTTATAGAATCTATGATCTCAGATACGGTCTCTTCGGGTTCATCAGACATATATAGTCGCACTAATTTTTTTTGTATTGATGATTTAAAAAGAGGATCCAGACCTGGTAATTTAAGTATTTTTTCAATTCTGTCTATTTCTCTGTCCAGACCCATAGGTTGAAAATCTGTTGGATATATAACATTATATTCAAATTTTTCTCCTGTGTAAAGTTTAAATATTTCCGCAATATTATCTTCCAATGTTGTAGCTATTGAGGACGTCTTTTTTAGTGTTGATTCATGAGCAAAAAAATCATAGGACTTAGCTATGCCAGACTCAGAATTTTGTACACCCACAACTCCATTTTGCTCAGCAATTGAGTACAGATCCTTACGTATCTGTTCTTGGTTGGCCACAAGTCCTGCAATGATACTAAAATCAGGACTGGCATAGCCTGGAGTTATCGATGCCTCCAATGGAATATTAATATAATTGGTTGGTCCAATCGATACGTCTCCTGTAGGCATGCCTTGACAATAGAATATTGAGAATGCCTGAGCACGTTCCTGATCCCTGATCTCAGCAGACTGATTATAGATCACAGCATTAAGTCTGGCCAGATCATAAAGAGGTGGATCTGGAAGGATATCACATTTGTTCTCAAGTATTTCCGAGTATGTCAAGATAACTGGAACGATACCTAGATTGTGCCAGTCCACTGAGATCTCTATCCATGACTTGAGATCCTTTGATTTTTGTAATAATGTAGACGTGTCTCTTGTCCATCTACGCCATTGACGTACTGGCTTCCCATCAACTTGTATTGTCTTATCTGTCAATATTATCTCTGATAAATTATAGTAACTATCCAGGATATAAGAATCAACTTCATAGGCCTTTTTGTGGTATATATATGGATATATCCTTCTATTCTTTGCCTCTAAATATGTCTCAGGTTGTTCCGGAAAATTATCTACAACGGTCAATACCAGACCGTGTCGTCGACATATGTTCAATGCCTGATATGAGTAATCCTGTAAAACCATTCCTGATGCATCACAATCGTCAATAAAATCTGAAAATAATGAATCCTCAGGATTTACCTTACGTATAACTTTATCTGTAAAACATGGATCGATCATGGCTCTTATAATTGGTTTCAAATAATTTTTGTAATGTGCCAGTTGTCGCCTCTGTTCATATGACGATTCTCTCGAAAATGGTATCAGATATCGACCGTCTCTAAACCCTCCTGACCCATAATATGCCTCATCCATATATAAGTATATATTGGTCTTATTAATATTTATGTACTCACCAGTCTGAGCAATATTCCGGTCATATATAGGATTAGTAGTGATTATAGATTCCTGATTCGTTGATACAAATGACGCCATTTTAATCTTCCTCCTGTTTTACCGAGTTATCATAATAGTCTGCCATGCATTGGATAGCCTGTATAAATAAATATGGACTTACTGCCTCATCAGCTATAATAGCAAAATTACATGTGTCATTAGATATAATTGCATGTATTTTTCCTGCCTGAATTATTTTTGCCAGTTTGATCTCTGTGTCAGTCATTCAATATAACCTCACATGTGATGCCTGTGCCTGTGGTTCCGATAAAAGTTTATATGCCATAGACATGGAATCAATCATATCATCATGCTCATGTGACATATCATTTGTAAATGAATCGCATTCGTCAAGCCATGCTTGGTTCCAAGGTCCCGCTGCAATCTTTACTGATCCGTGCTCAGCCCTTGATATCCACGGCATAGCCCTTGACATTTTGTCCCCTTGAGGACGTACAGATCGTATAACATATCCTGCCAATGCCTGATCATGTCTAAGATCATCTATAATTGCTCTCTGTTGTCCGGCATCTTCTAATGCTATGATGACAGATTTACCGTCGTACTCAGCCATTTCTATAATTAATCTTTTGAGATTTGGATACTCATATTTACCGTGTATGATATTACTGATAACATACCCATCAGAGGCATGGTGCAGTAACAATCCAGATGAGAAATCCGAGTGTGTTTTGATTGTTACTGCTATGTCCCATGCACGTACTCCAGTCATTGGTTTACAATAGTCAACAAGACCAAACCATTTGGAACTTATAACAGCTCCAGACAGACTTATTATCTGTGCATCAAGTTCTTGTGATGCAAAACGTGTCGAGTACTTAGATCGTAAATCAGCAATATATTGGTCAGGTATAAATGGATTTTCATCTGTCTTCTGTGTTATAAGATGACAGTCTGTATCTTGTGATATATTCCAGACCCAGTCCTTGCCATGTGGTGTAGTACATATAAATACCTGACCATCAGTACTGTTTCGTAAACGACCTATAAGTATCAGGAAAAGGTTATTGGTTTTAATGTTTCTCGCTTCGTCAATCAATACATCATGAACATTAAGTCCTCTAAGTTTCTCTTCCTGCTCGGCCGATCTCAAATGAATATAGACACCATTTATTATGATGTCCATATCAGATCTATTTATCGTATAGTGTTTCTTTTGTACCAGTCCAAATAAAGGTAGTGACTCAACAAACGTCGCCAGTACCACGTCCCTCAATTGTGTAAATGTATTTGCGACACATAACTGTTTACGTCCTCGCATAGCATTCATAATGGCTTTATAGCACAATATCCGTGTTTTACCAGCCCCTATCCCTCCCCGAAATATAACATACCTTTTTGTTGACTCTAAAAATTCCTGTTGTTTTTCGGTACATTTTATCCGGAATCTGAACTCTTTTTTAATGCGCTGAGGATGTACCAGTGTACACCTCCATTTTGTCAATAGACTCATCCGGGTGTTCTTTTTTGACCACCTCAAAAGTTATATGAACTGGAGTTGGATGGATTGGTTTACCATCAGATGTCACGTCTAATGCCTCTGTCGCTACCCAGCCAGCTTGACATGATAGCCAATATCTGGCTCCGTAGAATCCATCTCTCACAAATAAACGGCGTTCCATAAATGTTACAATTTTTAATCGTATACGTTGTATTGCATCGCGAAAAAGAGGCTTTTTTTGAAGATCCACCAATGACTGTTGATTTGCATAGCCCAGAAAATATGCCAGTCCTGAAAATGTCCAGATATCATCAGTCTCAAAATATTTTTCTGCTCGGTCCAGTAATTGTTCAACTGTATGATATCGAGCTCTATACCTAAGCGGTCCTAGACCTGCACACCACAATTTATGAGACCGAGCAACTTTTCGATCTTGTATTTTTTTAGTATTACCTTTTTGTAAAGGCTTTTCTTCTTCAATTGTAAAGTCCATTATTCAGCTCCCGGCTCAAAAAATGGTTCCTCGACCATCCATACTTATTAATACTTATATTAATAACTTATTAATATATTGTGCTTATTTTTCAATATATCTCTTGACTTA